TTAGATGTCGATAAATCAGGTAATGGTTATGCTGTTATCAGATTTCTACCTGCACCAAATGGTGAAGATTTACCATTTGTAAAATTATATTCACATGCCTTCCAAGGACCTGGTGGTTGGTATATTGAAAACTCTCTGACTTCACTAGGTCAGAAAGACCCAGTATCCGAATACAACACATCTTTGTGGAATAACGGTACAGATGCTGGAAAAGAGTTAGCAAGAAAGCAAAAGCGTAAACTAACTTACATTTCCAACATATATGTTGTGAAGGATCCTGCAAATCCAGATAATGAAGGGAAAGTATTCCTATTCAAGTATGGTAAGAAAATCTTTGATAAACTTACTGCTGCGATGCAACCTGAGTTTGAAGACGAAGAAGCAATCGACCCATTTGATTTCTGGCAGGGTGCTAACTTCAAGTTGAAGGCAAAGAATGTAGCAGGTTACAGAAACTATGATAGTTCTGAGTTCGCTGCACCTAGTCCTATCCTAGATGATGACGATGCTCTAGAAGCATTATGGAAGAAGCAGTTCTCCCTTGCTGAGTTGGTCGCTGCAGATCAGTTCAAGTCATATGAAGAATTGAAGAAGCGTCTTGGTTACGTTCTTGGAAATGCTGCACCTCGTCAAGATGCAGAAGTTGAAGATGAAGTTGAAATCATCGAGAGAGAAAGAGCAGAGCAAGTTGTTACTGCTGCAACCTCATCAAGTTCAGCACCAGTCACTGCTAGTGCAGATGCTGATGAAGAGGATACACTCTCATACTTCGCAAGACTTGCTGAAGAGTGAGATACAATCAACTCTGTCTAACATTGTTAGTCATAGCAGCATATTTAAATTTACTACTTAAGTAAAATCAGACCGTAGAGAAATCTACGGTCTTTTAATTTGGATCTGTATTTCTTGTATTCTCTGTTTCGATTAAATCCGTATCTATAAATTGAGATGAGTCCTTATATCTCATTATGGTTCTCATATCTTTTAAGAACATGCCTAGATATTTGGGATCTAAAATATAAATTTCTTTCTTTGCATCATTCAAACTAGTTTCATATTCATAATTCGTTACACCAACAACAGGGTTGATTGTGGCAGTTGATGACGCTGGATCTGGAATTGTAAATCCCTCATCTACCACTTTACCCTTTGGAAAAACTAATCTTCCACTAGAATCCTTTACCTCAGTTGTTACGTAATGACGAATCTGATTAAGATCTTTTCCATATTTGTTAGATGCATAGATATACATTTCACGACTATCTAATGGCCATTGATCTCTTACATTAATAATATTTGCAGTTGTAAGGACAACCCAATCTAAACCAGAGTCACCATATACATTTTCAGCAACAATATCAGGTCTTAGTCCATCTCTAATGTAATATCTAATTAAAGAGGTAAAAATATAATTTAAATCATCACGTAATTTTGCTCTACGAAATATATTCTTGACTTGAATGAAATCTGTAGAATTATTTCTCTCCTTAAGGAAAGATTGGTAATTTAAGTTTGGTAGTTCTCTAAAATAAGTCATTAGTATCCAACTCCCTCTCCTGCATCTTTTCCGTCATAATCCTCTTGATACACTGGATTGACTTCTGTGAATGAGCACTGAACGGTCATATGTGTTGGTGTTCCATCATAGAATGTTGAATAGTTTCCAGACTGTGTATAATTTACTTTCATATTTGTAAGATGTGCAGGTAGAAATTTATTTAAAAATGGATGAGTTTTACTTCCTTGTTTGTACTCTAGTTGGAATATATCTGGTTGCTTAATGAAAATACCTTTTGCTCCTTCACCCCTCTTAGCAGCCATTGATCTTTTCATAACTTTAATTATATTTTTCACCTGTTGTGCTTCATCATAATTACGAGGAAAAAATTCAAATTGAAATGGAAATACTCTAAGTTGAACTCCCTCAAATAGTAATTCTAAGTTTGGATTGAGGATTTGACCTGATGCTCTTGCTATTAATTGATTTGGTGTAACATTACCACCAAAAGCACCTATTGCTCTACCAGCAATCGCTGCACCGATTGCATCTTGACTATTTTCTATTGCTTTTGCTCCTTCACTAATAATTAATCCAAATGAAGCTTTTATTTGTTCTAAGGTAGGATTTTCTAATCCTCCTGCAACTAAACCTGTTCCAAACGCTTCTAATGGATTCAAAGTTCCATTTCCATATTGAACATTATTTGAATCTTGAACTTGTCTTGGAATTGGTAAGTAAATTGTATGTTTTGCTTTTTGATTTTTATTATTAGTGGTCGCAGTTGTTAAAGCAAAAGGATTTTTTGTCTCATCCAGTAAGTCTGCTCCTGCGGCTACTACATCGTCACTTGTTTCTTTGGTGTCATTTTTATCAACTGTTACTAAACCTGATAAATTTAAACCAGCTGGAACAAAATCAGATATTCTTATTACCAAAAAATCCATTGAATCATCTAAGGCAGTGTTTGGATATCTTAGTGTTGCTGGAAGACCACCAGTGGTATCGTAAGTGTTATTTTTATCTTTTACTTCTTCTTTTTTATAACCAGGCCAAGTAGTTGGATCACCAGATGATGGTTTACCGTCGCCCTCTGCACCTATTTCATTTATTCTATTTCCTATCCCCATTAGAATATTTTTTTAACTATTTAGGAGGTTTCATTTGGAAATTCTGAAATGGTATCAATTCAAGGTCTTTCAACTCATCTGCAGTCACTTCATAGAGTCCACCTTGCACCTCTGGATATGTATATTTTCTATTTCTACCCCAGTGAAAGTTGTATGCTATGAATCCATATGAGAATACCTCAGTCACTTGTACTAAAGGATTCAAATCAAACTTGATCTCTGGTGTCTTCGCCATGTATCGGAACATATAATATGAACCAGGTATCGGAACTACAGGACCCTCAGTCAATACAGTCTTAACTCTTTGAGCAAGTTCATCTGGATTTTTAATTGATACAAGACTGTCTGAAATTGGACGAATACGATTTCCAATTGTGTCTTCAGGTCTATCTTCTTTATATAAACCTTCATCAATTAACTTCTTTCTCAATCGAAGTAATGCTTTGGGAGATAATCTTGTTGCTCTACGTGCCATATTTAATACCTAACTCTTTCTCTGTGAATACTTTGAACTCATATCCACGATCCTTACACCATTCATCTGCTGCTTCCCACTTTGCTTGATTCTTTGCATATTCATATGCTTCACGTAGATAACCCTTTGTTTGTCTTTTTGGTTTTGCAGGTGGTTTTGTCTGTCTATTTGGTTTAATCTCTATGATGTATTTCTTGATTACACCAGTGCTCTCTTTAACTTTTATGTAGAAGTCAGGAAAATATCTATGAGGTCTATTGTCTATCGGTGAACGATACCATACATACATTTCTTCACTACCCCACTCAAGTATTCGTTCATTATTATCACAATAAACCATGAACTTTCTTTCCCAAAGTGACCTATAGACTATGTTTGTGGGATTACCTCTGTACTTTCGGGGATAAGATGGTTGATATTTACCCTTGTAAGCCATCTAAATAATAATAAGACAAGTTTTAGGTATTTAGAGTGGTAAAACCCCGTAGGATATCAGATTTTAAACCCACATTTACTAATTTAGCACAAACATCACATTATCAAGTTATTTTTGGTGGTTTACCTCTTGGTGTGAGACAGCATTTGAATGTAAGGGATGTAAATTATAGATTTATTACAGAAACATCAGGATTATTATGTAGCAACGCAGTGCTTCCTGGTGCAGGTCTTGCGACTGCACAAATAGTTGGTAACTACACAGGAGTCACAGAAAATATGGCTCATACAAAAATATTTAATAAAATTAATTTAGAGTTCTATGTTGATAATGAATATAAGAGTTTAAAGTTTTTAGAACACTGGATAGAATTTATTGCAAATGGATCTGGTGAAGATCAATCTAGAAAAGATTACTATTACAGAATGGAGTATCCCGATGATTATAAAGCATATCAAAGTAAGATTATTAAATTTGATAGAGATTACAAAGAAGAGATGCAATATAATTTTTATGGAATGTTTCCACAACAGTTAAGTTCTATTCCTGTAAAATATGAAGGATCTCAAGTATTAAAAGCAACTGCTACTTTTATGTTTGATAGATACTCAGCTGGTAAATTCTCTAGTTACGATAGGTATAGAGGATCATTTAATAATAGAAAGGAAAACAAAGCTAGTGTAGACAAACCAATAACTACTAATATGGTCAATCCAATTACAGATACTGATGGAACATCACCATATAATTGGCGTACGAGTGAGGACACGGCCACCAGTTTCCCTGTAGTAGATGGAGAAGTCTATTATGGAGATGCTTAAATAAACCTCATATATAATATACAATTTAATAATATATCATGCCTTTACCAAAGATTAGTACCCCGACATATGAGTTGGAAATACCGTCAACAAAGAAGAAGATAAGATATAGACCATTTTTAGTTAAGGAAGAGAAGATATTAATAATTGCTATGGAGAGTCAATCTGACTCAGAGATAGCGAACGCTGTGAGAGACGTTCTCGCTAGTTGTGTTCTTACAAAGGATGTTAAGATAGAGAATTTATCTACGTTCGATATTGAATATCTATTTTTAAACATAAGAGGTAAATCTGTTGGTGAAGACGTTGAGGTCATGGTCACTTGCCCAGATGATAATAAAACAAAAGTTCCTACATTAATTAAACTTGACGATATAAAAATTAAAACTTCAAAAGAACATAGTAAGGATATAAGATTGGATGATAACTTGACTTTAAGAATGAAGTATCCATCCATGAAGGAGTTTATAAAATCAAACTTTAGTGTAGAGGGTATGAAACCTGAAGATACGTTTGATCTAATTATCTCCTGCATAGAGCAGGTTTACAGTCAGGAAGAGTCATGGTCTGCTTCTGATTGTACAAAAGATGAAATGAATGAGTTTCTAGATCAATTGAACTCTACACAATTTAAAGAAATTGAGAAGTTTTTTGAGACAATGCCTAAATTATCTCACACACTAAAGATAAAAAATCCTAAGACTAATGTTGTAAATGATATTAAATTGGAGGGTCTGACTGCTTTTTTCGGGTAGGTATGGCTCATGAAGACCTTGAGTCATACTTTAAAACAAATTTTGCCTTGATGCAACACCATAAATATAGTTTGACAGAGCTTGAAAATATGATTCCTTGGGAGAGGGAAGTATACCTTACTCTCTTACAACAGTATATTGAAGAGCAAAATCTAAAGGCACAGCAAGAACAAGGTTTAAATGGATGAAGATCAAGTAGATCAATCTACAGAGGATAATCAAGAATCTGAAGATACTGGATCTAGAGAATCAGAAAGAGCAAAGAGAGAAAGTAGTGTCTTCTCTACGATAGGTGGAGCTCGTCAAATAAATGTAAGTAGATTTGTTGAAAATAGAACAAATCCTTTAATGGAAAGAATCGCTAGATTAGAATTAAATTTAGCAACAAGTAACAAAAATATACAGGCAGTTAACTCTTCAACAGAAAGAAGTTTAATACAAATAAACACATCAATAGTTGCATTACAACAAAGTTTAAAAGTAATATCCGATGGAATGGATGTTTCTGATAAATTAGAGAAGATAAGAGATGCGAATGATAGAGCAAGAGAGAGGCAATTAGCAGAGCAATCACTAAGAGACGGTAAAGAGCAGGTAGTTGAAAGAAGGTTGCAGTCCGCATTATCTGCACCCCTTGCAAAAATTGGTGCTAAAGCAAGATCAATTTTAGGAAGTCTAGTTGAATTTTTCAACATCACCCTACTCGGATTTATGGGTTTAAAAACTGTTGAACTCATATCTGCATTAGCAAGTGGTAATAAAGAAAAATTGGATGAGATAAAGGATAAAATATTGAAACAACTGGCGATAGCAGGTGGTATATTTGTAGCGATAAATGCTGGATTTGCTATTGCTCTAAGATCATTACTAAGATTGGGTGGTTTTATTACAAGGGTTGCAGCAGCAAATTTACTTAAAAAACCAATTGATTTATTAATTGGATTGGTCACTAGTGGTAGATTTGGAGGTGGAGCAGGAGGAGGTCGTCCTCCCATAATTCCACCAGGCAGTGGCATAACAAACCCTGGTGTCTCTACTAAATTTTTTATAGGTGGTTCTTTCTTGGATTCCTTGTATACAAGGGGTACTGATCAACTTCCAGAAGTTGCAGCTGAAACTGCAATCAGAACAGGTGCTTTTATTGGTATTCGTAATTCACTTCTCAGAGTAATTAAAGGTCCCAATAAAAATCCGTATGCTCTAGCGGGTGCATTAGGTTTTGATTTATTAGCAGGTAGAAATATTTTTGATCCACTAGCTGATGCAGGAGGTCAATTCATTAGAGACATATTTAACTTAGCACCTGTTATAGAAGGTGTGAGCACGGAAGCTCAAAAGACTCAACAATTATTCTCTGAAACTGATGATGATAAGGTAAACGTATTTGTTGTGAATGGTGAGCAACGTGCATCTATATCTTCATCAGGCACCACAGAACAAGTATCAACTGTGCCTGGTGTATCAAGTGCAAATCCAGATAATCCATATATTCTTAATTCAATTATAGAGTATAATATAATAGGAGTGTAATATGAAATTAGCGTCAATAAAATTAGATAGTATAAACAAAGCAGTGGATGGTTTGACCTCAGCAGTAAGGGAGGCGAATCTTATCGCATCAAATATTGGTAAAAAAGTTAGGGAAGCAAATGTTAGACTAAGAGAGAGGATATCAAATGCAAATAAAGATTTTCAGAAAAGGTTAGATTCTCAAAGAAAAAAACAGAGAGAAGAGTTAATAGAAGCACTTGGAATTGGTGGTGCTATGCGTAGGACAGGTCAGGTAATAAAAAATACAGCAAAAGGATTTCTCGGTAGAATCATGGAATTTATATCTGTGGTTTTAATTGGGTGGGCTATAATGAATATTCCAAAAATAATAAAAGGTGCTCAATCGTTAATTGGTAGATTAAAGAAATTCTATGAAGTTGGAGAAAAAATTGTAGGTGACTTAACGCAATTTTTAACTAATTTTGGCACGGAGTTAAGTCAAATTTTTTCTAATTTACTTGGATTTGATTTTAAACCATTACAAGATAAAATATCTTCAATCATGACCAAGTTGCAAAATGATTTTAGATCAGTTGAGAGAGGTTTGATAAGGGATGTTAGTAATCTTATAGATTTAACTGAGGATGATATATTAAGGATGATGGGTAGTCCTACTGAAATAGAAGCTATTGATCAGAAAATAAGTGAACAGGGAATTGATATGGATCAATTTAATGCTCTCCCTGACTCAATTAAAACTGGGATAAGAGCACTAGCAGTTAAAAACTCCAAAGAAGATAAACCAATTTTTGATGAATTAGATTTAGAAGATTTACAGAATGCAGATAGCGTAGAAGATTTTGAGCAAGTTCTAATAGACAATAGATTTAGATTAAAGGAAATAAATGGAAAAAAAGTTTATGTTCCCCCAGATGCTGTCGAAACTCAAAATATAGAAGATGATATTAAGGATATTTTTAACTTTGATGATGAAATTAAGAAAAATACTAAAGAATTAGATAATAAGAAGGATAAAGAAATTTCCTTTAATTCTATTAAGAATGAACGTAATTTTGAAATGAAGAAAAAATCAAAAGATATTTTCATTCCGATCAACGATGTAAACAATGTTAATTTTGCTAAGAGTGAAAATAAAAAAGACTCTTTACAGTTAAATAGTGATAGTGATAATGGTATCAACTCTCTAGATAATCAAATATTAACAAAAATAACTGCCTAATGACTGCAATATCACCATCAAGATATGACGAAATAACTATAGAGTCTGCAGACGGTAAATCTACCACAGTTGACTTGAGGTTAGGTGTTGCATCATTTTATTATTATGAGGATTTACTTTCCCCTACCGTTACAGCACAACTAGTTATTGTAAGTGCTGAGGGAGTGGTGTCGAATAGTGATAAGACAGATAAAAAAGAATCATTATATAATGGTTTACCTATAAGAGGTGGTGAAAGAGTTTCCATAAGAATAGCAGGTAATTCTGAAAATAATGCTGGACTTAAGTTTGATACTCCTGAGACATATTTTTATGTTTCTAAAGTCTCAAACGTGATAAGAGATGGTCAAAAAGAAATATTTGTGTTAAACTTAGTATCTAGAGAAGCGATAGCAAATGAATTGACTCATGTAACAAGAAAATTTAGTAGAGACATACCAGTTAGTGATAATGTTGAGGACATACTAAAAAATGATTTAAAGGTAAAACCAAACAGATTTAAAAAAAATATTGATAGAACTAGTAATAAACTAGGATTCATAGGTAATCTCAAAAAACCATTTAAAATATTAGTGTGGTTAGCATCTAAATCTTCTTCAACTGTAAAGGATAGTATCGCTGGATATTTTTTCTATCAAACTAAGGATGGTTTTCATTTTAGATCAGTAGATGAATTAATTAGAAAAGGTTTGAAAAAACCAGTTGCTACTTTTACTCATAAACAATATACTAATAAATTAACTGAGAGAACTGATTTTAATATTTTGTCCTACACTATAAAAAGAAATAACGATCTATTAAAAAAATTGATCATCGGACAATATTCGAGTTTCACAGTTTCCTTTGATCCATATACAGGTGGATTTTCAAAAGTCGCTGATGGTGTTTTCTCACTAGACCAAAATTTTATTAAGAAAAAACTTAAAAACTTAGGAGAAGTAGTTGAGGTTCCTAAAATATTATCAGAGACAGGACAATCAACAGGACAATTACCTAGTAGAATTATATCTTTAGTTAAAGACGTTGGAACTTTGGATAAAGAGGCAAGTGCAGAAGCAAACTCGGAAGCAAATATCTATCAAAAGCAAGCAATTCTAAGATACAATTTGCTTTTTCAACAAATGATTTATCTGGTAACTCCATTAAATACAGAAATATCTGTTGGAAATGTTATTGAATTGAAATTCATAGGCACACCAGAGGGTGAGGACTATGATAGACAGCAGAGTGGTTTTTACTTAATAAAAGAATTATGTCACTCCTTTGATCCAGAAAGATCTATTACATCTATGACTGTGATTCGTGATACATTTGGGGAGTTCTCTAAAGACTAATGGATAATTTAAATTTTAAAACTAATTTTGTAGGAAAAGATGGATTTGTCTGGTGGGTTGGGCAAATACCAAATCAAGAATCATGGCAGTCTCAAATTGATGAAGGTAAAGGTAGTTGGGGAATCAGATATAAAGTTCGTATCATGGGATATCATCCATACGACACTGGTATTTTATCTGATGAAGATTTGCCTTGGGCACAAGTGTTATGCCCTCCAGGTAATAGTGGATCTGCTGGACGTATGGAAACTATTAAACTGGCTCAAGGAGACACAGTTGTAGGATTCTTTCTTGATGGTCATAGTGCTCAAATCCCAATTATTCTAGGTGTATTTTGTAAGACCCCAGAAAGTGAGAGAGCATCTACAGATACTCCATCGCCATTTGGTAATTTCACTCCGTACTCCAAAACAATAACAAAAGATCCTGAGTTTGCAATGAAGTCTGTGGGATCAAACTCACAAGGCACAGGTAATGATGAAGTAACAGTTCAAGAACAGAATGCTAATATAACTCAGACCCAAGCAGATCAGCAAGGTAAATCAACTCTTACTTCAAGTGCAGGTGCGACAGTTAATAATTGTGGTGGTTCTAGTCCAATTGGAGGCATGCAAGTTGGTGTTAAAAATTTATTGCATGATGTGAGGACAATAAACGCTAGACTTGGGGAGGGCACAGAATTTGCTAGGGATGCTATTAAGAAAAGAATATCATCTGCAACTCAAGATATTACAGGTAAGGCAAGTAATCTGGTGAGTGGAATGGTTAATGATACATTCAACAAGTTAGGTCCTTTATCGAATGCAGGTATGACTGGTTTATACAGTAGTGTTAAAGCTAAGGTAACAGCAGCTACAGGTAATCCAGCGATTGGACATCTTGCTGGTGTTGCATCACAGGTATCAATGGCTGCACCTTTACAGATAACAGAAAATTTAGTTGGTTGTCTTGCAAATAATATAATTGCAGATTTAGGAAGTAATATTGAAGATATACTATCTTCTGTTGTTGATAATGCTGTTAACTTTGTTGATTGTGTTGCGGATCAAACTATTGGTGCTATAACTAATTCAGTGATTGGGAAGGTTGGCGATGGTATGGATCAAGCATTGGGTGGATTGGATAAAATCATGCAGTTTGTTGGTGGAGGTGCAGGAATTGGTGGTAAAGGATTCGTAGAAAATTTAATAAGAAATAGCACATCATCAATTGCTGGTGCTGTAGGATTAAAAGGATGTAATGAACCTGTTAAAAAAGAAGTAGGTTCTTGTAGATATGTTTTGGGATACGGTCCTGTATCTGGTGGAGACGCTGATTTAAGCAAAATAATTAAGAATGCAAATTTAGCAGCATCACTATCAAATGTTGCTAGACTTACTGGATTTCCCCTTGAAGGGATTCAAGATATCGCTGGTGCATTAGATATATTCAACTCAGATATGAAAGTGCCTGGTTTCAAGAGTGCTATCAGTGATTGTTATTCTGGATTACCTACAGTTTGTGAACCTCCTAAGATTAAAATATTTGGAGGTAATGGATCTGGTGGTGAGGCGATTCCTATTTTTGGTAGGATACTGGGAGATACAAGATATAGAACGGGGAGTATTATTGATATAAAGCTTACAAATCCAGGCAATAATTATACATTCCCTCCATTCGTAGAGGTGGTAGATAATTGTGGACAGGGATATGGTGCAACTGCTAGGACTACACTTAAAGACGGGAAGATTGATCAAATTTATATTGTAAGTGAAGGTGAAAATTATCCTGTTGCAGATCAGAGCGAACAGGTCGTTGAGAGTGTGAATATAATTTTTCCTGGTGGTGGATACTCGGATGGTGATCAGGTAACTGATAACTTTGGAAATGAATATGATGTCACCGTGCAACAAGGATTAATCACCAAAGTCACCCCTCTAACTCAGATTGCAGTTGATGATGTTCCAGTGCTTACTGCTATTGGGTCTGGAGATGGTGCTATACTTAGTGCTAATTTGAGTGATAGACCTGACTTCCAAGGTGAAGTAAAGCAAGTTATAGATTGTGTTTCATAATCACGAATAAATATTTAAAAAAGACTAATGGTATATCAACCCGATAATGCATATACAAAGAAATATGGATATCAGTTTGGTCAATTCATAACAAATCCGACTCAGCATCTTGCTGGATCGAATGTTTTCACTCAATACTCTTACACAAAGAAAGAAAATAAGAAATATTCTGTTCAACATGGTGAGAATGGAAGAGTTGAGATGAATAATGATAGATCAATAGACATAATCGCTGGTGCTGATGGGGATACTGCAAATATTCTTGTTCATAATAGAAATGGAACCATAGACATTAGTGTAGGAGAGAATGGTGAAGTAAGAATAAACGCACAGAATGTTACATTCCATGCTGATAATATTATGAAACTGGAAGGTAAAAAGGTGCAGGTCGAAGCAACTGACGAATTTTCCTTGCAAGCACCATTTGCCCATAGTAGTGGACACAGAGGAAATTTAGTTCCACTTAGTTTTTTAGATGTTGCAACTTCTGGACAATTTATAGGACCTGATATTATTAGTAAATTTAAAACAGAGGGTGTTTCTAAACTAGCAGGTCTAAGTGAAAAATTAAATGATGTTGCACCAGTTTTAACACAAAAACTTGGAGATTTGAGTGGAACTATCGGTGATGTTCAAAGTCAGGTTGGTGGAGCACTTGAAGGCATAGAAGGACAATTACCAGGTATACAATCACAATTAACAGATATCAGTAGTACTTTAAATCCTGTCTTGAAAGACATCGCCACCTCACCAGGTGTGACTAATCTTGGTGCGTCTCTAAAGGAAGGTGTTGCAGGTTTTAATTTTGGTGATGGTCTAGTTCCAAAGGGTTTTTAAATGGCAGCAACAGATCCTAATCCCAATGTAGATCCAACCACCACAGGTCAAGAGGCTTGGTTTAACAAGGATGTTCGTGTATACGAGGATCTATATGTTTATGGAAATTTATATTATAACTTTGATGGTACAGATTCCTTAGATCTTGATCAATTAAATGTATCAGGTATAGCGACATTTAATGATGTTGAAATTAAAGGTAGTTTAGATGTTCTTGATTTAACGTTAAGGAATTTATTTTCAACAGGTATTGCCACCTTTACAGAGGCAATTTTACCAGAGATTGATAATCTTCAAGTTGGTATCTTAACCGTAACTGATTACTTTAAAGTTAAGAATGGTAATGATGAATTCTTTACAATCAGAGCAACTGGATCGAGAGCAGGTAATGTAGGAATAGGTAGTATATTGCCTGATCAAAAGTTAGATGTTGGTGGATCTGTACATATTGATGAACAAATATATGACTCTGATAATATACAGGGAAATCCTGGTGATTATTTAAGTAAAGATGCTGGTGGTATTAGATGGGTCTCTGCTCCACCATTTGCTAACGCAGATGGTATCTTTGCTAGAAACGAGGGAATTAATATTGGTGTTGGATCATTTACAACAATAAACTTAATAGGAACTAGAAGTGGTGGTGATATAGTATTTGGTACAGATGCAGGTGGTGGTGTATTAGATATTGATATTCGATCACGATGGGTTGAGACTGGTTCTGGTATTCATACAACATCGAATGTTGGTATCAATATTGCTAATCCAACAAAACCTCTTGATGTTGACGGATCAGCAAGAATCAGATCTGATCTTGATGTTGATGGAATACTATATGCTAATTCTCAACTTGATGTTGATGGAGCAGCTATTTTGAGAAACACTTTAAATGTTCAGCAAAATACAGATTTAGATGGTGATTTGGATGTGGATGGTGTCTCTAATTTAGACGCTCTGGTTGTTGATGAATTATCAAGATTTAATGACTCTGTTTTTATTGGTAAAGATGTAATTATAACAGGATTTACCACAGGTACAATATCGACTTCAATTTTAGCTACTGAAGCAAAAAGAGCAGGATTTGCTACTTTTTCAGATTTTGCTGGCATCGCTACGTTTGCAAATATCTCTGGTGTTTCCACAATATCAGGTTTTTCAACCAACTCTCACAGAGCAGGATTTGCGACATTTTCTGACTTTGCTGGTATTTCTACATTTGCTACAACAGCAGGATTCGCCCTTACAGCAGGTATTTCTACTTTTTCAATAAATGCAGGATTTGCACTAACCGCAGGATTATCAACTAATACTAACTTTATTGATGTAGACTCTACAGATGTTAATTCCTCACATCCGATTACATTTATTGATTCAAATAATGTAAATGACTTTCATAAATTAAAAATTGATGCAAGTGACGGTTTAATATTCAATCCTTTTGATAATTTATTAACAGTTGGTGAGGTAAGTATTGCAGGTATACTTACAGTCGGTGGTGGTGCTACTGTTTACAGCACTCTTGATGTATTTCAGAAAACTACATTAAAGAATGAACTTGAAGTAGATGGACCTGCAGTATTTGATGGAACGGTTGAGTTAAATTCTTCACTACTAGATGTAAACAACAGCGTTGCAGCTGGTAAAACCGATTATAGATTATCGTCTGTTGGAACTGGTGTATCGTGGAGACCACCAGGTGTTGAGACAACCAATATACTTTATGTTACTAAAGATGGTAACGATGCAAACTCAGGACTGCTTGAAGGTGATGCGAAAGCGACAATCGGTGGTGCTGCTGCAGTCGCATTAGATGGTGATACAATATATGTAAGACCTGGTGTTTACTTTGAGAATAATCCTGTAGGACTAAGAACAGATGTATCAATATCTGGACAAGATTTACGATTGGTCACTATTGTTCCAAACTATGTAAATGATGATATATTTCATGTAAGAAGAGGATGTTTGGTTGAAAATGTAAACTTTGCTGCTGCAAACTTTGGTGTGTTACATGAAGGTTGTGGTTGTCTTGCTTTCCCACCAATACAAGCAGATATTGATGCTGGTGAAGCAACAGCAACAAGAACTGGATATATCGGACCAGGTCCTGCGAATGAAGGTCCTAGTGGTAGATGGAGATCACCGTATGCAAGAAACTGTACAAACTTCATCACAGGTAGCATTGGACTAAAGATTGACGGTAGATATGCTAACGCTGCATACTCTGGAACTAATAATCTTGGACAAGATTTAAGAAGTATGGTGTGTGATTCATTTACACAATATAACGAAGCAGGTATTGGTGTATCTGTTACAAACAAGGCATATGCACAATTAGTTTCTATATTTACAATCAACAGT